TATCTGATTTATATACTTGCAATTCTTCAACAGTTTTACAAGTATTAATCCTTTCGGCGATTTTCTTTGCTGTTAAAACTAGTATCTCTTCAATGTCTTGTTCCCATTTAGCAATACCAATATTAACACAAACCTTTGCTTGTTCCCCTGAAACATTAACCCCTGTTCTTGTTATAATTGCTCCCATTAGTTACCAGATTGAGATATTTGTTGCCATTGTGTACCATCATAAACAACTCTTACAACTTGCGTATCTCTAATATCTGCTGAATCTAATTCAGAAATATCAGAAGCCTCAAAAACTGCCTTAACAACACCATTTAATGTAAGTGTTGTGGCGCCAGCTACGGTAGCTTCAGCTACAAATGTTAATTCTAATCCTGCAACTAGGGCTGGGATTGAAGCATTAACAATAACAAGTGAATCAGTTACTGTCTCGGTTAATTGAGCAGCCGTTACAAAGTTATATGTAGCAGCAGTAACATTTGCTGTCCCCATACTTATATATCCATCAGTTTCATTAGTAATTGTTTCCTGATTTACTAAACGAATATCAGCAGTCCTATATGAAACAGCATCATAGGCTCCGATTGCAGCACCATATAAATCCAGTCCATAACCGAATCCACTTGTAGGAGTGCTATTCAGATGCCTAACCGCATAGGCGGCACCAGCCTGTGTTACCTGTGTATCTCCATCAATTAAAGCCACAAAGGCACCATCGGCAGTAGTTGTATTATCTAAGATCCATCCTAATACACTAGCCTTTGGATATGTGCTTGCATTTGTGCCAGTAATCGCATATACTCCAGTAATTGCCGCCTCATAAGAATCAGAAGCAGTTAAATTTGCACCTACGATTTTTGAATAAACAGTCATGCCATATCCGGGGCCAGCGGCCCCAAATGTGCCACTTAATGTTTCAGTAAAATATGCTGGTAATGCAGTCACATCAGTACTAGTTACATGTTCGAATTTAAATTTATCAGCAGTAACAAGTCCATCAGCCGTAATAGCTCCAATTCCTGTCATTGCACCAGTTGCGTCAATTGCCCAATCGCTAGATGTAATTGCGGTTGTTCCTGTGCCTGCACCAATAGTTAATGCTCCTGTTCCTCCTGCCCTATAAGTAGTGGCTGCATTTGCATCATTGTCTTTTGATGTGATAGTAACAGCACCAGCCGTTTTCCTTGCAATAGTTAATGTTCCTGAATTTGCAGGAATATCATAAGCATTGGCAGTTTTAACCTCAAACGTGGTAATCTTCGTTTGTTGAGTGGTGCCAGTTGCAATAAATTCAACTTTCAAATAATTATAATTAATTGGAGTAGTTGCTGTTATACTACCATCATTAGCGGTAGTTGTCCAGTCAATAGCTGTTCCAATTTCTGTCCAATCACTTGTGGCTGTCACTCTACCATAAAAAGATACCTCTACATCTGGAGTACCAGAAACATCAGTCAACCCAACGGTAACGACTTGCGTTTGTGAATACTTTTGTAAATTAGTGACAGTAAAAATTATAGTGTCACTCGCATTAATAGTATCACTTGCATCTAATACCAATGGTCTTGTTAACATTGTATATCCCGTACTGATTCTAAGGTTATCTCTATCTGCGGCCATATTGATCATTGCTCCAACAATCAATATGAATAATAATATATACCTCTTCATTATACAGCAACTAAAGCGTTCCAGTCTGTATCCACGTCATCTGAATAAATAACACCCGCTTTATCCCTTACAGCAAAAGCAACACGGACTTTAACAACAACTGTTTTCTGTCCTTCTGTTAAATCAGTTCCATTATAGGCAATTTCCATTGTCATCTCTTTTCGCTTACCAATTATTAATTGTTTAGAATCAACAACTGCCATTGTATTAGCGGTAATTGCGGTTGATTTAAAAATCCTTAACCCTTGCACAAATACTGGACGTCCAAATGTATCAAATGAAATTCTACGGTCACTTATTGAATTATTCAATAAATCCTTTAATTCCATGAGAATTTTTATTTCTGCTGGATTCATTATAATAGCATCAGGCGGATATTTGTTTGTTTCGGCTTGCTGTACCATTGTTCCGATAAGGTCAATCATATTAGCACCCTTAATCGAAGCGGCATATGAAGCACCACTATAATCAGTATGTTTGTTTGCTGTAAACAAACCAGCCAATGCACTTGAATCATCACCAGCGGTACCTAAAATCTGACCATCAATGTTATCCAAAATCTTATCGGGGAAAACAATTGATATTTCATCTAATACCTCTGGAAGGTCGTCTAGTGTTTCATCAGATAAAGTTCCGTAAGTAGCAATGTAAAATGCCTTAAATTCAACAGTCTTAAGTAAGAAACTTGATTGACCAGGAGCTGATCCTTCTGTTTTAGTTCCTGCACCATCGGTGTAATCATAAACAACCAATACAGACATGTAGGGGCGTGTAATACCTTTTGATGGCATCCATTCCATTACATGTGGATAAATTGTCAAAGGAATACTAACCCTGTTTGGATCAAGTTCTGTTAGTCTAACTAAACTAACTTCACTTTGTACTATATTACTTTCAAGAAAATCAACTGCTTTTGTTGTAAAAATAGGTGTACTTTTATTTCCCTTCTCTGTAAAGTAGTCTTTTAACGATAAACGTTTACCGTTGTCGTCATTTTTCTCGGTTAATATATCTTTCTTTTCCATAATGGCATCTTCTATAGCCTTACGGAATGTTTTAGGGGCGTCTGATTTTTGAGCAACACCTTTTTCGTTTAATGCCTTAATTGCCGTTGCATTATCAGAAGCAGCAACAACTAATTTATCTACACTTTCTTTGAGTGTAGCCATACCTGCATTGTCGAGCTTATCGGCAATAGCTTTATTAATACCAGCGACTTCATTTTCAAGTGTTTTTTGTGATACACCTTTTTCTGAGTCATGCACAAGCTTAGTGATACGGGTTTCAATCGCTTTCAATTCGCTTTTTGTTTGATCGGCCATGTAAACAGGTAATTGTTCGTTTGTAAGACCTTTAATTTGATCTTCGGACAATTCTGTAAATTTGCCGTCTTTCATCCAAATTTTATCCATTTTTAAAATTTTTTAAATAATTAATATAAATTTCACGTTTTTGAGTGTCCTCTGACGGCTCTATTGCTTTCTGAGTGCTTTTGGGCGGCTCATAATTTTTAACATACAATGTTGGCGTTACACTATTGCTTCCAAATACAACAGCACTACCCTCTCTTTTTTTCGCTTCATATACTACCCAAAAATAACCATATTCATCTGCCACATCTGGATTAACTGCATTGGCTTTCATTTCATTAAAGAAGTCCATTTGTTTTTCACTATCTTCATCATAATAAGCCATGTCTATATTAACATACATCATACCTACTGAATGCTGAGTAACATCTCCGTTAACGTATGAATCAAACATAAATGGCATTTTATCTTTTGATAATGTAAACTCATTTATATTTGCGACTGTTTCAAAGTCAATATCTAAGCCCAATTTGTTAAAATTCGACTTCTCGTTATAGCTTTTTGCTTTGTTTGATATTACGCTCTCAAACTTTGCTTCATGTTGTTTTAAGTGATATGAAAATGGATTATCTTTTATTGTCTTATTCCATATTTTAGCCATATGTAAATCTAAATGGCTATCTATAATGTTAGTTGAATTAATAACAGCCTTAACTAAAATAATATCAGAAGTTATGTCTTCAATTTCGGGTTCAAATTCTTTTTTGTTAATAGATTCAATTATACCATGCGAATTCGTCTTGTATTCAGTCATTTTGATTTGCTTCATGGTATCAAAATTCTCCTTAATGAATCGTGTTTGATCCATTTTTGTACTGAATTTTTTATCTGGAAACTGTTTTATAATATATTCCATTATAATATCATTTTAAATTTAACCGTAACTATTCCATCCTTTTCAGTAAATACTGCTTCATATACTGGATAAACCTCTCCTTCTATTACTGATTTAAATTCATTACAATATCCCAAAACCTCATACATCCTATCGAATTGATTGTAATTAATTGCACATGGAAAAAACTCATAATACAATACCCTGAACATATCAATATCTTTGTTCAATCGAAGCTGGTGCATCAACGTATCTGATATATTAATTATTCCTAAATTCATAACCCTACTTTTTAATCAATTCCTTATTATCAAATTGTTTTTGCTTAAACTTTCTAAACTTCTTAATTTCTTCCTTAGTTAACTTCTTCTGTGTTTTCATCTTGTTTTGGATTTATTGATTTATCCCTTTCGTATTTGTAAATATCACCACCAGAAACAGGGTCTTTATCCATTATGCCCAGATACTCATTCCATGTAATGATATTATTATTATATGAAGCCTCTGCACTCCTAACATTCATATTGAGAGCCATAGCCTCTTCTTTGAAATTTTCCTGTAGGCACGCAATATGATCGAATGATGTTCTTAATTCTAGCCCGTAGTTCCTTAGTTTTAATCTTTGTGTATATATTTGGTCATCATTATTGACCATCGGAATTATACGACTCTGATACATCCTTCTTTCTGCCTGAATTTGATTTTCGAAAGTAGTTCCTTCTGCATTTAGCTTAAATAAATCATATGGAACACCAACGACATTACAAATTATCATTGCGTTTGCAACCATATCTTTATAAATACCCATTTCTTCAGGATTAAGTATGGTTTTTATAAATTCAATATCTGCATTTACTATTAAAAATTGCTTTTGCCCACTTAGTAATCCATATTCGTTGGCAAACTTTGTATCTATTTCGTTCTTTATTGCGGGCTTAACAGGCGTTTGTGTACCCATCCCATCTTTTGAGCTGGTCTTTATTATACCCTGCATGCCCTTTGACTTCAGGATAACGTTCATTGCTTCAAAGTCCTTCTGAACGTTTTCAATTGGCAGGGATAATGATGTGTGTCTCGATGTACCCATTATTGAATTACCAACACCGGACACATTTAACTCATTAAAATGAATTATGTTTCTTGTTTCGAATATTTTAACGGGATTATAATTAGTGAGCGCATATTCAGATACAATACCCTCCAAACTTATCTGGTCGAATATCTTTCCTGTTTGTTTTGGTTCAACAAACTCACTATTAAGATTCATTAACGTTTTAGTGGTGAGAATATCTGTGTCAAAACTGGACCCGTTTAACATCTGAACATAATTATTTCCAAATGTAGGCAGCATATAATAGCGTTCTGCCGTGTATTCTGACTGTGATTGTATTGGATTTGGATTGTCAACGAATAATTGACGTGCTGCCTTAACTGCCGCCTTGTTTGAATCCCACGATACCTCGTTGCCCTTGTTGTCTACTAGGTACTTCTTACCGTTAGCAGCAGACTGTGAGATAATCATTGTCGTACCGTATAGTACAGGGTTGCTCTCCACTGCTTCCCTTAGATCGGCTGCGTTGGATAGCTTTAACCATGCTGGCTTATCAACTAAGAGTTGAGCAGACATAGACCCCTGCTTACTCAAATTTATACCAGACTTTGTAAATAAACTCCTAAATGACCAATTAGCCATAATCTAAACATGTTTGTACAAAGATATTTTAAAAAAACAACATTTCAAATAAAAATGACATTAATCATGTTTTTTATTTTATTGCTTGCATATTTTGACACAATAATTTTAACTATAACCCCGTATTATTTAATATTATTTGCACATTTTGACACAATTTATCATTTAAACATCTCATATTGTGCCTCTAAGTGCATGGCAGAACCAGCCAAAGAATCTGGAGCGTCATCTTCTTTCTTCGAAGTCTTTAATAATCGGTAAACCTGCTTCATAAATCGCTCAACATTTGGGTTTGGATTTTCAGGGAAACGGTAGTATAGTTTAATAATACCCGCATAACTAAGTATACGAGCCATTTTGTTAGCCTTTGACCACTGCCCAAAGAAAGGTGTGTCTGGGTGGTTATCTTCTAGTGTACGCTTAAAAAACGCCCCCGCTGAGTTTGTTTCGACTACTATTTCACCAAACCGCCCATGCTCTTTTAGCTTGCTAGCTACCTGACTTAATTGTATTGTTAGGTTTTCTTGGTCAAATATACAGTCTACTAAATACACAAGGTCGCCTATTACCCTAAATATAGGCATTGCGAAGTTATCCATTCCTTCATCGGCTGTGTCTATAAAGGAAAACAACCATCCTTGCGGTATTTCTTTTTCGGTTCCGTTTTCGTTTATTGTTTTGGTTGGTAGGTATTTGTAGAACTTTAACGAACTTCGAGGGAATGCCTTGGCTTCATTGTCGTCAATAGCTTCGCACATGTAATTAGCATAGAATATACCCTTTGTCCTTGAGTCAACCAGCATCCTAGCCTTTAGCTTTACAAATGCTTTTTTTGACAAAAGGTCTTCGCATAACATTTCATCTAATTCAGAATCATAAACTGGCATTGATAATATGTACCATTCATCACCTTCAGTTTCCTGTAGCCTGTATTGTGGATCACGTTCACCCCAAAGTGTAGCGCAAAATATTTCCCTTACTTCTTCTTCTTCAGCGGCATTCCTACTAGAAAATGTTCCTGTTAACCAAATCCATAACTTATCCATTGCGGTGTCACTTAACGCCTGATCCGCACCCTTAACAATGTCATCCATTATTCTAAGCGTTGCACCCTTGCCAGTAACTAAACCATTTACACCTACTCCCAAATAATTAAAGTGTTGACCCTGTAGGGCCCATTTCTGTACTGCTGAATCACCTTTCTTTAATTTTGTATTTGGGAATATATCCGAATAAACTATTTGTTCTGGCAGGTTTTTAATGCCCATTATGCCGTCACGGGTAAACCTTGAAAAGTCTGTTGCTTGTGAATCTGTATTGGACGCTGTAACTATGCGTTCGTTAACGTTCTTGCCAAGTATCCATTTAGTAAAATTTACAAGCGTACGGCTCTTACCGTGCTGTGGTGGCATCCTTACCATTAGCTTAGTGAATGCGTCACCGTCTGGCTTTAGTAGTTTTTTGTAGTAAAATAATTCTAGGATATTACATAGGGTTATTAAATGTTTTCTGTCGGGTTTGTAGAAATCGGGTTCAAGCGTATTGCAGAACTCCCAAAAATTCCTTCTTGATAATTCTATGTTTAATATTGAATCGAAAATCATTCTGGTTTTTTGCCATACTTTAATTGGTATAGCTCTTCAAATGTTTTGCCCTCCAGTCCTGTGTTTGGCGACATTGAACCATCTGAACTTTGTACGTCTAATCTTTCACCATATTTTGCAGGCTGCATTTTACCAAGCATCCATTTACGAGAGTCAACCCTTAATCTAGCCCGTTGTATTACATCGTGGTTAACAACCTCCCTACCGTCCTCCAGTGTTATCATGTCACCCTCTTGGCTGTCTGAGATGTCAAGTATCTGCTCAAATATGAAATCTGCTCTATCCTCACGCGCACATGTGTACTGTAAAAGTCTTTGTTTGCTATCCTTCATCCATTTACTAAACGTAGGATTAGACGGCATGTTCTCATCTCTCAATACAGACCTAAGAGAACGACCACCAGCCACCTCTTTACATATAGTGTTTACTAATTTAGTCTTTTGTTTCTCTGTATAAGATGCCATTATTTTTCCCTTCTTTTTATTTCATCCCTTATATTAGCGCAATATTCATACCTTTCTTCCTTGATAGCCATATCTAAATGTACTTTTAAAAAGTCATCACTCCAATGCTCACCATCGCAGCCTACAAAGTCAGGGATACACGGTAAT